TCCAGGGTAATCACCCAGGCATCAGGGGTTTGGTTGGTTGGGTTGGTCATAGTTTTTATTGGTGCAAGTATATTGAAAAGATTTTCAATCGTCTAGGGACCCAGGTAAAAAACAGACCCCCCTGCTATTAAATGGTTATGGTATCCATTGGTTTGAGTTGCTATCTTGCTGAAGACTAGCAACTTAGGAAGGGCCCTGGTAAATCTCTGTCAGGTATTGTCAGGGAAGGGGGGGGAGGGGGTGTTGATTATCAACGATTTGCGATTCCTCGACCGATTATCTCAAATGAAAAAATTTTGACAATTAGCCAGGGGGGGTAAAAACCCGTTTAGCCCTGTACTGACGGGGGTTACAGATCAACCACTAATTCCTAGTAGTTATCGGTTAACAACTTTCAAACCTGTCAAGGGGATATTAAGGGCATTCCCTTAGCGTACCATGCATTCCCTAGTGTACATGGGGTGTACAGTTTAAAAACCTCATGTGTAAAAAACCTGCTTTAATCGACAGATGGCCAACCCTATGCGTTTTGCGAAAACCCTGTTAGAATATTTTCATGGCACTCGATTGGTCCCCACATCCAATATTAAAAATTCCTACCCAGGAGGAGCAGATCCAAATGGGTGCTGAAAAGTTAATAGAATATTGGGAAAGGAGAGAGGGTGCTATTGAGCGAGAACGGGAAGACCCTTTTAGATATGGTACAGAATTACCACAATGGAAAAAGGTGGATGAAATACTAGAGAAAAAGGCAGAATTGTTACTGCTTGGTGGCAATCGTTCGAGTAAAACCGAGGCAATTGCTCGAAGAGTAGTTAACTCCCTGGTAGCAAACCCTGGCAGTGTTATATGGTGCTTTACTGCTACCAGTCAAAATAGCATAGCGAATCAACAGGCAGTGGTGCATAAGTACCTACCTGCTGAATTTAAGAACCTGGGTAGAAGTAGAGTCCATTATGTCTCATACTCACAGAAAAATGGCTATACCTCATCTAGCTTTATTTTACCTAATAGAAGCATTTGCGTATTCCGTAATTGGTCCCAAAACATTGAGACTATTGAAGGGGGTGAAGTGGGGTGCAAAGACCAGGTAAAACCTGGAACACATAATATCGGGGTATGGTTTGACGAAGAGGTGCCCCAAAATTTTCTCAACACTGCTCGCTATAGGTGTTTATCCAGGGCAGATCCAAAGACAGGGATCCCTGCCAGGGTGATCAGTACATTTACAACAATTTCAGGATGGACCAATGTGGTTGCTAGTTTTTTATCAGGAGCAGTTACCCTGGAAGACAAGGAAGCAGAATTATTACCTGGTGAACGGGTTCCTATTGTACAACAACCCGTACGCAAAAACGCACAGATTTTATATTTCCACACGGCAGACAATCCCTATGGGGGATGGCCTGCCATGAAAATGCAGTTGGAAGGGGCCAGACGGGATGAAATTTTGACCAGGGCCTATGGATTACCAACCAAACCGAGTAACACCACTTTCGTTAACCTGGATGACAGGGTAGTAAAGAAGCACGAAGACATACCCTGCATAAAGGATAAGAAGAAAAACCCCTGTCAGTATATACTGAGCATTGACCCTGCAGGCAGTAAATCATGGTTTATGATACTGGTTGCAGTTGATGTGTTTGGGGTACACTGGGTGCTTAAAGAATGGCCTGGTGTAGATGTTGGAGAATGGGCAGATCTTGACAGGGGTGAGAAGGGTGTTCCAGGGGATGCTTCTAAACCAAATGGCAACGGAATCGGGGATTATGCCAAGATCATCAGAGATATGCTCAAGGGCATATCTGATGATGAAATACTGGGTTGCACTGACGATGTGGAAATAATTATTGACCCCCGTATGGGATCTGCAACCTACGCTAAAAGCGAGGGGACCAGTAATATTATAAGTGATTTACAGGACCACAATATAAATGTTTACCCTGCCGAAGGGTTGCCTATTGAGGATGGATTGCAGGCAATCAATTCGCTTTTATCTTATGACAAAAGCAAACCGATTGACCTGGTAAACAAACCCAGGTTGTTCTTTTCCGACCAGGTTGGAAACACCCTGTTTTGTTGTATGAACTACAAGGTTGATGATGGTTTGAAGGGGGTCTGCAAGGATCCTCCTGATTGCCTGAGATATATTGCCATAGGAAATTATTCCTACCTGGAAGACTCAGAATTACGAATAACCGAATCGGGAGGATACTAATGCATAAAATAATTATTGAACCTAACGAGATTGAACACCTGCTTATAATATCAACCCTCCGTGCTTCTCACAATAGGTCAGTAAAAAGGCCTAACATGACCATAGCAAAAAGTTTACAGGGGTGCATCGGGGAATTGGCTTTTGCTAAGTTTTTTAATTTCTTCCCTGACTTTACCTGGGAGTCCAGGACACACACTGGGACCAGTTCAAAATGGTATGATTTTCGATTAAATAACGGGAAGACTTTCGATGTGAAAACCAGTGACAAAGAAACCTTTGCGATCAATCAACAGGCAACCACTTTAAAGAACCAACCTGACTACTATGCTTTTGTGCAAACTGCTCATGTTGACCTGGGAAAACAGATAAAAGAACAGGAAGCAATTATTCATGGTTACACTACTTTAAAGCACCTCCAGTCAAAGGGTTTTGTCTCTCATTCAGGAGTTAGCCCTTTTTACCTGGTAAAAAAGTCGAACATAAAACCACTAACAAAAAAGCAATATGGTTAAGGTCACAAAGGAAGAACTTGAATCCCTTCGCAATGAAGGGATGACATATAAGAAGATTAGCGAGAAGTTTAAAATTTCAGTTTCGACCATAAAGAGAAAACTGAAAGGTCCTTCTGAACACTACCCTCGCTATCAAAGTGCCAAGGTGACCAGGTTGCTCATCAATGCCAGGTTAATCCAGGTTGAGTATGATGGTATAACAACAATTGCCGTAAAAAAACCTGGTTACCTATATAAATTAAGACAGGAAGTTACCCTGGAATTAGTTGATGAAAAAACCTGCCGAGTGCTATGAGTCAAGCCAGGCCCGTGCTGACAGGATTGACACACTGCTTAGACACATGGTTGTGCGTGAAGCATCCCTAACTGAACCAGGAGAAGACTATGCCCCCAAGACATTAAAAGAAATAGCAGAGTTTTGTGGAACTGACATAATGGTTATCTATCGAGCAGAACAATCAGCACTGAGAAAGTTCCAGTCTAAAATCAAAGATTTTGATTTATACTTAGGACTGGATGGATGAACCAAATGAACAAATTTATTCTGACGAACCCGACATACCTCACCTCCAGGATGACCTGGAAAGATGCAGGGTAAACCTTTCCTTCTACAAGGACAAAAGCGATACTGCCAGGGACACACGATTTGGTGCATGGGCAGGTAGAAACTACAAGACCAATCGTAAGGAGGGCCAGGATGCTTTTCCCTGGCAAGGTGCTTCCGATCAGGCAGTTGGCTTAATTGATCAAATTGTTTGTTCCGATGTAGCAATGTTAAAACGGGCCGTATCAGGAGGGAACTTGAAGGCAGTTCCAACTGAGCCAACTGATATTAGAGTTTCCTCCCTGGTATCAAAATTCCTTAAATGGACCCTTTCGGAGATGGAGGAATTTAACAGGGAATGCTCGATACTTGCGAACAATGTCCTCATGTACGGAAATGGTATTTTAGGCACTTATTGGTCCAGGAAAGTTGATAGGTTTTACGAGGCAATTACCCTGGAGGAAATTGCCGAGCAGGCCCCTGAATTAGCCGAGTCCATAATGGCAAAAGACGAGTCTGCCAGGGAATTACTTTCCCAGGCATTTCCAAATTTAAAAAAGAAACGGGTTAACAAAATTATTAAGGACCTGGCAACGACAGGGCAGGCCGAAATTCCCAAAGAAAGAATGGTAGTAAATCGACCATCCGTAAAAAGTTACGAAATTGGCAGGGACATAATTTTTGACTCAAATGTTTTATCTGACATTCAAAATGCCAGGGCAATATATTGTATTCATCACCACTCGCCTGAGTCTTTAAAAGAGATGGTTTTTACTCAAGGTTTTGACCCTGAGTTTGTTGACGAATTAATTGAGAAGAGCAATCAAAACGCACCTTCCAGTGATTACACTGATTTTCCATCCAGGAACCATGATGACCTTGAACACTTTGAGGGATTGATAAAGTTGGTATCAGTTTACAGGAGGGAACTGGATGAAGACGGAGTGCCATTAATTAGTCACACGATTTTTTCAGAAGATTCAGATAATTATGCAAAGCACGAATTGTCATCTTACTCCCAGGGTAAATATCCCTTTACAAGTTTCTGCAGGGAAGCAATAAACCATCGGATCCTGGATTCCAGGGGATTATGTGAAATTTTACAACCTTACGAGCAGGCTATCAAAGTTGAAATTGATTCACGAATTGACCGAGCATCACTTTCTACAATTCCACCAATAACTTACTTGGTTGGAAGAAAACCTGAACGCATTGGCCCTGGTAGTTTTGTTCCAGTCAGAAGACCAGGTGAAATTTCGTTCATGGACATTCCTCCTCAGTCACCTGCTTCAAGCGAAGTAGAAAATGAGTTGCGAATGATTGCCAACAAGATTGCAGGCAGACCAACCAGTGCTGAAGACCAGGTTGAAGCAAACTTGATTCGTCAAGAAATGGTATCAATGTGGTTATCCAACTGGAGGCCAGTGCTTAAACAGATTTGGCATTTGCAACGCACCTATGGAGGTGCAGAGCAATGGACCAGGGCAATGGGGAACGAACAAGATCTTGAAGTTGCATTTGAAGAAACCAGTGAAAAATTTGATTTTGAATTAACCTTTAATGCTGACTCGTTGGACCAGGAAAAAGTCCTCGATAAA